GAAGGCAGAGATCTTTGGGCAAAAGCTTGGGACCGAGCAATCACTTGGCTTTCTCCTGTAAGTGATTTAACACAAGTCCATCATGCGTGTCGAGTTGCAGATGATCTTAATTTAGCAAGAACAGTTTACAATACGACACGTGATTCACAAGACGGGCGGCTTGTGGTTGCATTGAGTAAATCTTTCCATGAGGCTTTGGCCTCGTTAGGATTTACACCTACATCTCGCTCGCAATTAGGCGTAGCGGAGGTTAAGCGTGTCACAGCTCTCGAACAACTTATTGCTACCAAACGAGCCAAGTAATTCTTGGCCTCCTAAGTGGCTTACACCTGTTTCTGAAGAAGATCAACTACGTGGCGATGGTCCTGTCTTTAAGCAGTTTGCTGAAACAGTATGCCGCGTTACTAAAGACTCACTAGGCGGACAAGCAGGCGAGTTAATTCGTTTTCGCAGTTGGCAAGAGAACCTTCTCAACCATGCTTTAGCAAGAAAAGAAAACGGTAGATTTAAGCACCGCATTGCTTTAATTGGCATGGCACGTAAAAATGGCAAGTCTGCTCTTGGTGCTTCGGTTGGTCTAGCAGGTTTAACGCTAGGTGGACAAGGTTCTGAGATCTATTCATGCGCAGCAGATAGAGAGCAAGCACGAATTGTGTTTGGCACTGCTAAGCGAATGGTTGAATTAGACGAAGAACTGTCTAAAATGTTTACTCTTTACCGCGATGCAATCGAATATAAAGATACAGGTTCTGTCTATAAAGTCCTCTCGGCAGAGGCTTACACAAAAGAAGGTCTCAATCCGTCACCTCTTGTGATCTTCGATGAAGTTCATGCGCAGCCAAATCGCGAACTTTGGGATGTAATGTCTCTTGCCGGAGGCGCAAGATCTGATTCTTTGCTCTTCGGTATTACTACGGCTGGTGTAAAAACTCAGACCGATGGCCAAGATTCTTTGTGCTACTCGCTCTACCAATATGGTCAGCAACTAGTCAAAGGTGAATTAGAAGATCCATCGTTTTTCTTTGCTTGGTGGGAACCAAAGAATGTCGAGGCAGATCATCGAGAACGATTCATGTGGGAAGAATCAAACCCAGGTTTTAACGACATTGTCGACTCTGAAGATTTTGAGTCTTCGGTGCTTAGAACACCAGAAGCAGAATTTCGAACTAAGCGAACTAACTGCTTTGTTTCAACAGCTACTGCTTGGCTCCCTACCGGAAGCTGGGACGCATTGGTTGACAAGGACAGAGTGCCAATGCAAGGTGAAGACGTCATTCTCGCATTCGACGGAGCCTTTTCTAACGACTCTACAGCACTAATTGCGTGGCTTGTAGGTTCTGAAAAACCACATTTAATGGTTGTAGGACTATGGGAAAGACCTCTTGATGCAGATCAAGCGTGGCATGTGCCTGTTGCAGAGGTTGAAAAGACCATCATAGACACTTGCAGAGATGGTAGATTTAACGTAAAAGAGATTGTTTTTGATCCTGCACGATGGAATAGAACCTTCATGGTACTAGATGAAGATGGTTTACCGTGCGTTTCGTATCCAAACTCTGCTGAACGTATGGTTCCTGCAACACAAAAGTTTTATGAAGCTGTAGTCAATCAGTCATTTACTCATGACGGAGATGAACGTCTTGCACGACATGTGGCTAACTGCGTAACTAAGCAATCATCAAGAGGGGTAATGGTTGCTAAGGCTTCATCTAGAAGAAAAGTAGATGCTGCGGTTGCTTCTATCTTTGGTTATGACCGAGCAACACAACCTCCACAACCTAAAGAACCTGTTGCCAGGTATTTCTCGATACAAGTATGAGGAGCATCATGAAAAAACTTGACTTTGCTTTATTAACAGAATTGGCAGGAGTAATTCTTGTCGCCATCGGGGTCGCTATGTTCTCAGTTCCTCTTGCGCTAGTAACGGTAGGCGGATTTCTTATTTGGGCTACAGAAAAGGCTAATTGATGACCGCTGGTATCTACAATACAACCATAGATCAAGGTTCTGTGTGGTCAGTTGTACTCGTTTACACTGATTCTAACAACGTACCTGTGAATCTAACAGGCTATACAGCATCAATGCAACTACGCCAGAACTATAATTCTACGACTGCAGACCTAACTTTGACTACAGCAAATGGTGGAATCACTATTGTTGGTGCTACAGGAACTATTACAATCAACGCAACAGCTACTCAAACAGGTTTGCTTGAATCAGGTTTTTATGTTTATGATCTTGAATTGACATCAGGTTCAAACATTTCTCGTTTAATCCAAGGTCAATTAACAGTTGCAGAGCAGGTGACACGATAATGGCAGCCAATAAAGTCACCATCAATGAAACTAATAACACAGTTGAGATCTCTGCGCCTGGTCCTCAAGGTGCACAAGGACCAACTGGTCCTACTGGTTCTACTGGACCAACAGGTGTAACAGGTCCTACAGGTTCTACCGGACCAGTTGGTGCAACAGGACCAACAGGACCGACTGGAAGTACAGGACCAACCGGACCAACAGGATCTACTGGGCCAATTGGAGCGACAGGACCAGTTGGAGCGACAGGTCCAACTGGATCTACGGGCGCAACTGGACCACAAGGAATTCAAGGAGATACTGGATCAACTGGTCCAACTGGTCCGATTGGTGCAACCGGACCAACTGGTTTAACCGGTGCAACAGGTTCAACAGGACCTACAGGACCTGTTGGAGCAACAGGACCGCAAGGTATTCAAGGCGTTCAAGGTATTCAAGGTGAGACAGGTGCAACAGGACCAATTGGTGAAACTGGTGCAACTGGACCAACAGGTTCAACTGGAGCAGCATCAACAGTTCCAGGTCCAACAGGACCAACTGGACCTGCTGGTGCAACTGGACCTACTGGACCACAAGGAGATGCATCAACAATTCCTGGACCAACAGGTCCTTCAGGTGCAACAGGACCTAGTGGAGCTCAAGGAATAGCAGGACCAACAGGTTCGACAGGACCGACCGGACCTACAGGACCAGCAGGAGCTGATGGTGGTTCTGCAAACTACTACGACTACACTGCAGATACTTCTTTAACTACAGGAGATCCTGGTACTGGTCAACTTTTGTGGAACAATGCAACACAGATTTCTGCAACACAAATAAATATCAATCACATTAACGGCGATAACGTTGATGTAGATATATTCTTAAACTTAATTAAAGCAACCGATGGTTTAATTATTCAAGATAAAAATGTTTCTGGTAATTTTCAGAAATGGACAGTTTCTGGAACACCAGTTCAGCAAACTAATTATCTAGAAGTTCCAGTTACTTTTGTTTCATCTAGCGGAGTTGGCACAACTAACTTCTCAAATAATCATGCATTGATCTTGGCAATTATAACTACAGGAACAATTGGTCCTACTGGAGCAACTGGTCCTGCTGGTGCAACAGGATCTACAGGACCTACCGGTCCAATTGGCGTAACAGGTCCGACAGGACCTCAAGGTGAAACTGGTCCAACAGGATCTACTGGTCCAACTGGTCCAGCAGGAGCAACCGGTCCGCAAGGAGAAGTTGGTCCGACTGGTGCGACAGGTCCTCAAGGATCTACAGGACCTCAAGGTTCAACCGGAGCAACTGGTCCGCAAGGCATTCAAGGTATCCAAGGTGTTCAAGGAATCCAAGGTGAAACCGGACCTACTGGTCCAACTGGTCCTTTAGGTCCTACAGGTCCGCAGGGAGATGTTGGTCCTACCGGTCCTACCGGAGCAACCGGTCCACAAGGTATTCAAGGAAACGTCGGCGCGACCGGTCCTACTGGTCCGATCGGTGCAACTGGTCCTGAAGGACCAACCGGTCCAATCGGCGCGACAGGATCTACCGGTCCTCAAGGAGAAGTTGGTCCTAGCGGAGCAACAGGTCCATCTGGAGCGACCGGAGCAACGGGTCCAACTGGTCCGCAAGGAGATCTTGGACCAACTGGTCCGACCGGTCCAACAGGAGCAACCGGATCAACAGGTCCAAGCGGATCGACCGGTCCGAGTGGGGCAACTGGTCCACAAGGTGCAGATAATCCTGTTGTTGATTACCTTGATGGTGGTAATGTTGCAAACACTGACATTATTTATGACGCGGGAACATCAACTACATCATCTTGGACTTA